GTGGAGTTCGGCACCAAGAAGATGCGGGCCTCTCCATTCCTCACACCCGCCGGTGAGGCCAAGGGGCCGGAAGCGGCACAGGTGATCATCAATGAAACTTGGGCCGCGCTGGACAAGCAACTGAAGAAGGGTGGCTGGCGATGATGGTTCCCCTGATCCAATCGCTGCTGGAAGGCGATCCGTCCGTCCGGCAGCAGCTCGGCGACCCCGTTCGCCTGTTCCTGGGCAGCGCGCCTCAGAACACGCCACTCCCCTACGCAACGTGGGAGGTGGTTAACGGCTCGCCAACCGCGATGCTGTCCGATCCGCCGCCGGCTGACGGCTGGCGGGTCCGCATGACCGTGTGGGGTGAGGTCCTCAGCCAAGCCAACGGCGTTGCCGTCGCCATCCGCGATGTGGTGGAGCGCGTGGGCAACATCGAGTCGTACAACCCGACGCCCGACAGCGACGGCACGGATGCGATAGGCATTTCATTCGACGTGCGGCTGCTGCAGCTGCGCTGATCCACACAACGGCAACCCACCGGCCCCGCAAGGGGCCTTTTTCATGCCCGGCGACGGGCGCAACACAAGGAAATCCCTATGGGAAAGGTAATCAAGTCGAAGCACTCCCAGCTGTTCGTCGCCATCGCTGCGGCCGAGGTCATCAAGGTGACACGCCTGCGTTCGGTTGGCTTCCCCGATGGCCAGGCGTCGGAAATCGATGTTTCCAGCTTTGACGACGACTGGGATCAGTTCGTGGCCGGCCGCAAGGCCACCGGCAGCACCAGCATCGAAATCATCTACGACAGCGTCGATCACGAGAAGCTGGAAGAGCTGCACCGGACCGGAGCTGTCGTGAACTGGCTGGTAACTGCTCCACTGTCCGAGACCGATGGCGTGGATAAGCCGGCGGCTGTAGGCGGGAAGATCACCCCGCCGGACACGGTGCTGTGCAAGCAGTTCGACGGCTTCGTGCAGAACTTCGCGGTTCAGGTTGCCGACAACGACGTGTGGAAGGCCACGATCACCATCCGCGGCTCCGGCGCAGTCACTACGCACCGCCCTGCTGCTGGCCCGTAACTGGCGGCAACGGCTTCAGCACTCCAGGCCCACTTCGGTGGGCCTTCTCTTTGACAGGGCGCGCGGATCCTCCGCGTGTTAGCCGTGCGCGGCCCACGCGCCCTGTCGCCATTCAAGGAAACGGCCAATGAGCAAGACCAACGAAACCACCGATACCCAGCCGCAGCAGCCCGTGAGCATCCTGCAGTCGTTCACTGACCTGGGCATGTTCGCGTCCAAGGACGTGCATGCCGACACGATCACCCTGCCGAACGGCGACAAAGCACAGTTCCACGTGCGCGAGCTGCCGGATGCGGAGTTCCGCAAGCTGTGGGGCGAGGGTGACCGCGCCAAGCTGATCGCGGCAACCATCTGCGATGAGGATGGCAAGCCGGTCATGAACGCGGCGCAGGCCGCCCAGCTCAAGCCGCTGGTGGCTGCGGAGCTGCAGCGCGTGGCCATGAAGCACTCCGGTTTCGGCGACGACGCCGCGCAGGCACAGGCCGACGCGGGAAACGGCTAAGGCAGCGCGGCGAGGAGTGGTTCTGGAAGGTCCTCGCCGGTCACCTGCACCGGACGGTGTCGGACTTGCGGGCCACCATGTCGCGTCGCGAGTTCCTGGAATGGTGGGAGTTCCACAAGCGGAACCCCATCGACCCCGTGAGCCTGCACATCAAGCCCGCTGCCTTCGCCGCGTACATCACCGCCTCGCACAGCCAGGGCGGGACCAAGCGCTCCTTTCAGCACTACCTCGACGCCCTCTTGCCCCGCTCCGATGAGGACGAGGCGCAGGACTGGTTCGACGGACTGGGATGACCATGACCGACACTTTCGGGCGGTTCGCCGCCACGCCCATTGGCCCGGTACTCGCTGCGCGAGATGGCGGGCTTACCTTGGCCACCACTGGCGCCACCACGCTGGCCAGTCACGCGCGTTCCGACTTCAGCCTTGATGCCGGGACGGTGGGCGTGGAGTTTGCCGTGTGGGGTGATGACGCCGTTGCAGCACTCGTAGGCTTCGCCACTGGCCCGGCAGCGCTGAACAAGGCGCTGGGTGCGGACCTCGCCAGCATCGGCTGGGACCTCGCCGCCGGGCGCCTACTACAGGCGGGCGGTGCGATCGCCACTGGCCTGCCGGCGGCTACCCATGGCGACATTGTCGGGCTCCAGGTGGTCTTCGGGGCACCGCGCCAGATCCGGCTTTACCTCAACGGCGCGCAGATCCTGGTGCGCGAGCTGCAGCTGTCCGGGCCACTGTTCTTCGCCGCTTCGCTGGGAGCTTCGAAGGCTGGCGGGCTCTGCCTGGCTGTCAACGCCGGCCAGTGGGGGCCGCGAAGCGAGGCAGCAGCTGCAGGCTGGCGGTTGCCCTCTGCATCCGTCAACCCGACCCGGCTGGCGGACGTGGACTGGCTGTCAGCCCCCGGCGACAGCCCGGCGAACGCTCGCTACGAGGGTCTCGTGGCCGAAGGCGTCAACCTGATCCAGGAGTTGGCGTTCTGGCCGTGGGGCGGTGATCCGGTGTCGCAGGCAGCGGCCGCCGAGTGCGTCGTGGTCGACGCGGAAGGTTTGCTGGACGGGTTGGCGGGCACCGGTGCCTCTGGCAGTTCGGTGCAGATCCTGCTGGCACCCGAGAGCGGCATGCGGGCCGACGCCGTCCCAGCTTTCCGTTGCGCGATCGAGCAGATCGAGATCAACGACGACGGCACCAAGACGCTGCACCTGCGCGATGCGCACGACTACCTGGACGAGACGATCAACCGGGGCGTGTTTCTGCCGAATGTCGCGTCATTGGCATGGAAGCCACAGCCGGTGGTGATCGGCGCGGTGGCCAGCATCCCTGCCATGGGCGCCAATTCGGACGCAACATCGATGTTCGTGGCTGACAGCCGTGTCTACGTCAATGCGGTGATGGACCGCGGCGACCTGATGGAGATCAACACCTACAACGAGGCGCCGGACGGGCAACAGCTGCTGCTGAAGTCGCCACCGGTGACGCCGGTGGTGGTTGACGCCTCCAGCATCGGAGCGGGCATGATGCCGGCGCGGCTGGAGCAGGCGGTGGGTGATGTGATGGCCCGGTTGGGCCGAGCGGCGTGGTCGGCCAGCGACTGCGCGGTGATCGATCAAGCCACGGGTTACATGGGGATCGGTTACTACGCAGGCACGGCCATCACCGGCCGCGCGGCGCTGAACTCGCTCCTGCCCAGCTACGGCGCCGGCTGCTATCAGGATCCTGCTGGCGTGTTGCGCTTTGTCCGCGTGACCGCGCCCGAGGCACATGCCGGTGCGTTCGCCTTCGACCTGTCGGAGGATGATCTGGCGGCTGATCTGGTCATGGTCCCCGATGACGCTCCGAACCTGACCCGACGCATGGCCTACAGACCCAACGGCCAGGCGCTGGGCGCATCGGACCTGGTCACCGACGTTGTCGACGTGCCCCAGTCCCGACGCGATGAACTGACCGGCCTCTACCGGGGACAGGTGTATGGTGCTGGTCCGCTACACGCTCACTACCAGCGGGCAGAGGCTGCGGACCCGGTCATCTCGCTGTTCTGGCACGCGGCCGACGCGCAGCAGGAGATTGAGCGCGTCCTGGCCATGTACCAGGTGCAGCGCCACTTCTACCAGCTCGCGGTCCGTGGTGATCAGGATCTGGCGCCGCTGCCCGGGCAGATGGGTCGGCTTACCTACGGTCGATACGGCCTCGAAGACGGCAAGCCGGTGCTGGTGCGCCGGGTAGAGCGCAACCCTGCCACGGGGGACGTGGTGCTGACGGTGTGGGGATGATGACGTGTTGATTGGATATGGCATGCCGGCAGTCACGACGGTGACTCTCACCGGCGGCACGTGGCTCAGTGCGGACCAGGGCTCGGCACTCTTCGACGGCAAGCCTGGCAGGGCCTCTCGGATCCGGCGCACAAGCTCGCTGGCGATCACGATCACCCTGGCCGATGCTGTCGTCCCGGGGATCATCGCGATTCTCGGCCTCAACATTCCGCCGGGCGTGCAGGTCAGCGCTGCCGGCGCGACCGGCACCACCGTGCGTCTGCCCGACGGCAGCGTCTGCGCCTGGCTATTCCCGCAGGCCAGCGCCCTGGTCTCGGTGGTGTCCGTGGAGATCGCCACCACCGCCACCAACGTGGACGTGGGCGAGATTGCGATCTTCCGGGCGGTGGACGTTGGAATCAGGGACGGCTGGGCCGTGGCCACTATCGACGCCAGCGTTCATGCCCGGACCAAAGGGGGCCAGGTCAACACGGTTCCCGGCGCGCTGTATCGGAGGCTGACCTGCACTCTGTCCGGCCGTTCCACGACGGTTGTGCGCGGCAACGGTCTCAGCGGCATGGATTGGGAGACGATCGGGGCCGCACTCTCGGGCCGGCGGCGCTCCTGCATGGTGCCCCAGTACCGGGATATGGTCACGAAGGCATTCGATCCTGCACTGGCGGCGCGGTCCGCTCTCTATGGCTTTCCGACCCAGCTACCCAGTGCCGAGAACATCAGCCGGCAGTACTTCTCGGGATACATGGAATTCGAAGAGGTTCCTTCCTAGCACCCGCCGTTTGAGGCCTCTGACTCGGGCTGGCATGATGCCTGGAGTCAAAAAGGGGGCAAGGAAAGATGAAGTACGCGGTCCTAATGGGCTTGTTTTTTCTGGCGCTGCCAGTTGCTGCGCGACAATCGCAAGAGCCTGGCTACGGCAAGCCTCCCACCTATGGAGAGGCGGTAGAAGTCGCATTCACGTCTATCGGTGGAATGATGCGTGATCCGGCAAACATGTACGGATTTGCGATATCGCGCCCCGAAGCGACTTGTATGAGGCGGGGGCACCCTGGGCGATCCGAAGTGTGCGGTTATCGCATGTGCGTCGTTTTGAACGCCAAGAACGCCTTTGGCGGCTACGTTGGGTTCCGCAATTACACCCTGATCTCGACGCCCGAGCGAGGCCCCTTCTTTTGGGAAGGGGGTTGCACCGTGCCGCAGCCTTGGCTGGGGGATCCTCCGGTTGAGGTCCGGAACTTTTGCATGGACAACCCGAAGCACAGCGCATGCAAGGAAGGGTTCACCGAGTCCTTCGTGGCACGAACCCTGGGGGAAAGTGTTGCGAAACCTGAGTGGATGACTGGCAGCGGCAAAAGCGGCGGCAGTAAGCCGGAAGTGGTGGCACCGTGCAGTGATGAGTTCAAAGATCAGTTGAGGGCAAAAGGAATGTCATACAAAGACATTTCGGAAGTCTGTATCGACTGAAAAGAACCGATTTGAATCCAAAGCCCGCCTAGAGCGGGCTTTTTTTTTGGGGAAGCCATGAGTCTGTATACCCTCACTGTTGATCTTCTGCTCAAGACGGGATCGTTTGAGCGCGATGGCGGCAAGACCGCTCGCCAGTTTGAGCAGCGGATGCAGAGCATGCAGGCATCCGCACGCCGTGCTGGCACGGCGATCGGCCTGGCCATCTCGGCTGGTGTCACCGCTGGTGGCGCCGCCATGGTTCAGTGGACGCGACAGGTTGCCGATCTTGGCGTGGAGTACGACAAGCTCGGAAAGCTATCGGGCACAACCTCGGAACAGTTTCAGCGAATGGCGGCGGGTGCCAACTCTGTTGGGATGAGTCACGAGAAGCTGGCGGATATCTTCAAGGATGTTCAGGACAAGATCGGCGACTATGTCCAAACCGGCGGCGGTGCCTTGGCGGACTTCTTCGACAACATCGCCAAGCGCACGGGCGTCACCGCCGAGCAAATGCGAAAGCTGTCAGGTCCGGATGCGTTGGGCCTCTACTTCAAGAGCCTGGAGCGTGCGAACCTGTCGCAGACGGAGTTGACCTTCTACATGGAGGCCATTGCCAGCGATGCATCGGCGCTGATTCCGTTGTTGCGCAACAACAGCGCCGGGTTTCAACAATGGGGTAACGCCGCGCAGGCCGCGGGAGCCATCATCGATGGAAAAACCAACAAGGCAACTGAGCGTCTTCGCCAGGTCACACTTGAAGCGGATCTGGCGTTCAAGGGGCTGAAGGTAAGCGTAGCTGAGGAGATCATTCCGGCGCTGTCCGACTTCTCTGAGCTGTTGAATGACCCTGATTTCCGGCAGGGATTCGGGGTGATCGTCCAAGGTTTGGCCACAGTCACGACAAAGGCAGCGGAGGCTGCGTCGATGATTGGGAACCTCTCTGTTCTGGTGGCGCAGGGTTTCAAACCCGTAGGTGATAAGAGTTACGACGGCCTGATACAGGAACGGATGCGGATTGAGGAGCAGATTGCCGGTGCAAAGGATGTCGCTGCCAGGGCGCGCGCCGGAAACGCATCGTGGTGGGAGGGCGGGCTTTTCCGGAATACGAACAGTGAAGCCAATGCCAAGTCATGGGATAAGTATGCCCGTGACCGAGAAGCAGAGTTGGTGCGTGTTGACGCTGCGCTGAAACGTCGGCGCATGAAGGACCTAGCTGACGCTGTTGTTGTAATCGACAACGGACAGGCGTTGCCGGAGTCAGCACTCAAGCCCGACGCCGTGGGCTATCGACCAACCGGAAACATCGACAAGAGTGCTCGGGACAAGGCTGACGCAGAGGCAAAGCGCCGCGCAGACGAGATTGCCCGATACCGTCGCCAAGCGCAGGAAGCTGCTGGGGCAATGCAGGGCCCATTGGCAGAGGCGATGGGTAAGCACCTCGGTAACATGTCCGAGTACAACAGCCTGCTGGCCAAAGGGAACATTGCTCAAGCCGACGCCAATGTGCTGATGGCTCAAAGCGCTGTTGAGTACTCCAAGGTAGCGGCGGAGGTGGAGAAGGCTCTGGCCAGCCCAGAGTCGCTGCTGGCAACGATGGATGCTGAAATTGCCATGCTTGGAAAGGTCGGGCGTGCACGGGAACTGTCGCGACGACAGATGATGAACGAGCGCGACATGCGCCAGGAGCTGCAGAAGGCTGTGGAGGCAGCGGGAAGTAAGGAGGAGCTGGCGAGGAGGAAGGGCGTAGCCTCCTACGAGGCGTACGAGCGGTCCATGCTAGCAGCGGCCCGAGCATCGGCCGAACTGTCGTTGCGCGTGGAAGAGGCCGCAGCCAACGTTGAGGCGTGGGCCGGCGTGGTCGTCAACGGCGTGGGCGATGCCGCCGACGCCATGGCCGACTTCGTTGCTGGCGGTCTGCGCGAATTCGACAACCTGTGGGACGACCTGAAGGACACCGCCAAGCGCGGGCTACGTGACCTGACTCGCGAGTTCCTGCAGCAGAAGATCGTGATCCCCATCCAGACGCAGATCCTCAGTGGGATGAATGGGCAGGGCGGAGGTCTGAACCTGCAGAGCCTGATGGGCCTATTCGGCGGTAACGGTTCCGCGGCCGGTGGCCAGAACGTGAGTACGGTCGCCGGGCTGCTTTCCAAGGGTCAGGGTCTGTTCGGATTCGGCCGTTCGGCCGGGGCTGCAGCTGGGACCCTGAGCGGCTTCGGTGACGTGACCAGCATGGCCGGAATGACTGGTTCCAGCTTCTCGGGGCTGATCGGCGGGGGGAGCGCCGGCGCGGGTGCCGGTGCAGGGGCTGGTGCGGCCGGCTCGGCAGCTGCGGCGGTGCCGATCATCGGCTGGATCGTGGCCGGCATGATGAAGAACGCCCAGCTGTTCGATCAAGGCTGGAACATCGCCAACGGTGAGAGCTGGGCCGGCAAGATCGCCACCGCCGGCGCTGTGGGCTTGGCCGACAAGGGGTTCCGTGCCCTGGGCTTCAACGACAAGGTCGCGTCGATACTGTCTGGCTCCAGCATCCACGCCAAGCTTTTCGGTCGGCAGGCGCCCAAGGTTACTGGCCAAGGCATCACCGGCAGCTATGGCTTCGGCGGCTTCGACGGCCAGAGCTATGCGGATATCAAGGCCAAGGGCGGCCTGTTCCGCAGCGACAAGAAGTGGACGCAGTTCGGCGCGCTAGATCCGGGCATCGATCGCACGTTCGATATGGCGGCGCGGCAGGTGCGTGGCGCGGCGACCGATCTGGCCAAGCAGTTGGGTGTGGACCTGACCCAGAAGCTCGGCAGCGTGCGGGTAGACCTGGGCAAGCTCCAGTTGTCGGCGGACTCCACCGAGGCCAAGGCGCAGCTGGAGGCTTACCTCGCCGACATGACCAATCGGTTGTATACCGAGGCGGTCAAGGCGGCAGGGTTCGGTGGCCAGCTCGACGGCTACTTCGAGTCGGCGGACGTGTTCACCGCGCTCAGTGCGTCGATCGCGCTGGCCGTGGGTAATGCCGATGAGCTGGGCCGAGCACTCAACGGGCTGGAAGTCGACAAGGTCAACAAGGCGGTTGACTACTTCCAGGACCTGGCCGGCGTCGCCGGCACGGACTTGGCGACCCAGGTGCAGAAGGTGACGGGGCTGCTCGGCAACTACGCCAGCCTCATGACCGACGTGAGCACCCAGCTGATGACGGCCAACCTGACGCAGTACCAGTCGCAGGCGTTGTCGATCGAGCGCACGTATCGCCAGCAGATGAAGTCGGCCAATGACTACGCCAAGGCGCTGGGCTTGTCCGGCGCCCGCGCGGAAGACCTGGCCAAGATCGAGGCGCTGCGTGCCACCAACATGGGCAAGCTGCAGGCACAGATCGACAAGGACAAGAAGGCCATGCAGTACGGTCTGTCGATCAGTGACCTTTCGCCGCTGACGGACCAGGAGAAGCTGGGCGAGGCGATGAAGGAGCTGGAGCGGGCGGTGTCCGGAGGCGACACCAGCGCCGCACAGGCGGCCGCTCAGGCCGCGCTGGGCTTTGGTCGGAACCTCTACGCCAGCGGGCAGGACTACAACAGCCTGTACGGCCGCGTGACGGGCCTGATCGATGGCATGAAGGTCGGCGACCTCAATCAGCAGGACGGCACCAGCATGGGGGCGCTGGCAGACGCCATCGAGGCGCTGCCGGACAACTTCAGCCGGGCCGTGTTCGACCTGGTCGTGAACAACGACGCTCAGACGCAAACCACTGCCGCTGTACAGCAGAGCAACGCTCTGCTCGCCGAGCAGAACCAGCTGCTCCGCCAACTCGTGTCTACCACCACCCAGGGCGTACGCAACGCCAGCAGTTCAGCGCTGCGCGAAGCACTCAACGCGAGGTAATCAGCAATGCAAGCAAGGAAACTCACGCTGGTGGAAATCGGCGTGGGCGGGCTGCCGTCCGCGTCTCCGGTGGCACCGCGCTTTTCCACGTGGTTCCCGGTGCCCTTCAAGGCACCGGACGTGCCGCCGGCGAACGGAGTTACCCCCACGCCGGTGGCCGACGGCGTCGTGCTCGAATGGGACGCCGTCAATCTGGAGGGCGTGGTCTACGTCATCTCGCGCAGCGAGAACCAGAACGGCCCCTGGACGGAGATCCACCGCACCACCGAGACGCGGTACGTCTATAGCGACGGCAGCGGCAAGACGTGGTGGTTCCAGATCACCCCGACCGTGCGCGGCAAGACAGGCACCGGAACCGTGGTGGGTGTTGTCCCGCCCACGACCTCCAAGGACCTGGCCGAGCAGCAGGCCAAGCTGGCGGCGGAGATCAGCGCTCGGATCCAGGCGATCGCCGACGAGGCGGCGGCACGCGCTGCCGGGCTGGCGCAGGCTGCACAGGACCTGGTCGCCGAGGCACTGCTGCGGCAGCAGGGCGTGACCGAGGCCATGCAGGCGATCAGTGCGGAGGCCCAGGCGCGAATCGATGCGCTCCTGAATGAGAAGCTGGAGCGCGAGGCGGCGATCAGCCATGAGCAGCAACTGCGGCAGAGCGCCGATGAATCGCTGGCGCGCGCAGTGTCAGAGGTTGCGGCCGGCAGCGGCACGCAGTTCGACAGCATCAAGCTCTGGCCGTTCAACCAGACCACCGAAGGGTGGACGGGCAACGGCGCGCCGACGCTCGTGGACGGCTGGCTGCGGCCCGCCAACCATGCCACCGCGCCGTGGGTGCAGTCGCCGGTGGCCTTGGCCGTAGACGGCAGCGCATACCGCTTCGTAAAGCTGCGCGTGAAGCGCGTTGGCTCGCCGACGTGGAGCGGGTTTCTGCAGTGGATCACCGCCACGGACCAGGCATGGAATACGCAGAAGCGTGCAGCCATCCCGGAACCGGCGTGGGACGTGAATGGCGTGGCCACCGTCGACGTGCAGGACATTGCCTGGTGGCCGGCCACGGTTGATGCGATTCGCCTGCAGCTGGGGGCGGCGCAGACCGTCTCCAACTACTACCTGATCGACTACATCGCCGTGGGGCGTCCGCAGCCGGGTGCGTCGGTGGCGCTGGTGCAGGAGGAAACCCAAGCCCGGATCACGGCAGACGCGGCGGAGGCCACCCAGCGCACCGCACTGGCCGTGCAGATGCGCGGGAACTACACCGGGACGGATCCGCTGCAGCTGACCGCGGGCCTGGCCTACGAGGAGCTGAAGGCCCGAGTGGCTGCGGACTCGGCGCAGGTGCAGCGCATCAGCACGATGGAAGCTCGCATGCCGGTCGGCACCGGTTCGCTGGCAACCGCGGCATCGGTGACGGCGCTGCAGGAGGCCACCGCGACCACCACCAACGCGTTGGCGCAGTCGATCACGACGATCAACGCCACGTTGCCGTCGATGATTTCGCAGGGAAGCAACCTGGTCGTGAACGGTGGCTGGCAGGCTGGCCGTGATGTGGGTTGGTCCTACAGCGGCCCGACCATGTTGGTTGCTGCAACGGAAGGTCGTGCAGGAGGTGCAGCGTTCCGTGCAGACGGTGTAAACGGCGTGCGCACTGCTGTAGCAAACGGGATTTTGCCGGGCGGCCGGGACATGGAAGCAAAGCCTGGCAAGAAGTATCGCTATGGCTGCTGGTACAGAACCACTGCTGATTTCAACGGCACGGCGGACAACAGCAAGTTGCGGCTGGGCACGCAGACGGGTGCACTTGTTGGCGGTGCGACGCCATTCTTGCCGGGGAAGAGCGAATGGACCTACCTGGGAACGGTTTATACCGTTGCCGAGAACACGTCCATCACTGCGCTGCAGCTGTCGCTCACCATGAACCACACGGCCGGTACGTTGTGGGTCGATGACGTTGCATTGGAGGAAGTGACTGAGCTGCTGGCGAACGCTCAAGCAATCTCGGACCTCAGCACCAGCGTGACGCAGTTGGGCAATACGGTCACGTCGCAGGCTGAGCAGCTGACGGCGCTTCGCAGCGACCTGACCGGCGTTTCCGGGAGGACCGACGCCAACGCATCTGCCCTGCAGAACCTCACGACGCGCGTGACGACGGCAGAGGGCAAGATCGAGTCGACCTCGACCAGTGTCACCAAGCTGCAGAGCGATCTGTCCACGTCGATCCTCAGCGGCGCCAACCTGGTTCAGGATGGAAGCTTCGAGACTCGTAAGGCTGGTGACTCCTACGGCATAGGACGCATCACGGACGCGTTTGCGCGTTCCGGCACCAAGGCTCTGATGTTGACCGCCACCGGCGCGATTCGCGATGTGTCCCTGATCGAGTTCCGTACGAATGGCAGCCGGGTGTTCTACGCGGAAATATGGGTCCGCAACGATCCCGGAAATCCGCTGAGCATCGGATCTGGTGATGGCACTGTCGGACTGCAGGCCACCATACGCCGCAACAATGGCACCGTGGGATATCCGAATGTCCAAGTGATGCCTGCACAGAACGTAGGTGCGGAGTGGACCAAGTTGTCTGGCTACGTGCCGGTGGGTGAAGACGTTTGGAGCTTCATCGTCCGCGCCACAATCCGTGGAGGCGTGGCAAGCGGCAACGTGATCTACGACGACGCTTTCGTCACTGACGTTACCGACGCGTACACCGCCCAGCAGGGGGTGAACGCCAACGCTGACGCCGTAACTGGCCTGACCACCCGCGTGACGAACGCAGAGAACAAGGCGACGGCTCAGGCCGAGCAGATCACCGACCTAAATACCACCATCACCACCACGTTCAACCGCGGCGACAACATCAACACCAATTCCGGTTTCGACGGCGGCATGGCCCCGTTCGTGAAGACGAACACGGGCGCTACCGGTGGTGACATTGTGTGGTCCAACGGTGCGGGGCAGATCGGCTCGGCGGTAGACGTGACCGTGGTACAGAACGCGACCCAGTCGCCAGGTCTGTTCGCCAACGGCAATCGTTGGTCGGGTATGAAGGCGGGCACCGGTCGCCGCATGCGCACTGTCGTTGTTGCTCGGGCAATCTCGGGCACGGCGTCGATTACGGCTCGCTGCCGTGTGCGTACGGGTGGGGTGGCTGGTGAGGGTAGCAACGACCAGACAACCCCGAACCTAACCACGGAGTGGCAGCGGTTCCAGCTGGATCACCCCATCGGTGACGATCGTACGGAAGTCCTGTCCCACGTGTGGGTGACGAACCGTGCAGGGTCTACGGGCCCGGCCCGAGTCCTGATTGACCGGATCGAGTTCTACGACATTACCAACGAGGTCAAGATCACCGCCAACGCTTCTGCTACGGCAGGCCTGACCACGGCGGTGAACCAGCAGGGCAGCAAGCTGGACGCGACTGCGCAGGACCTGGTGAGCCTGAAAACGCAGGTGGGCGACGTGTCGTCCAGCGGCTTCAACGAGCTGAAGACCCAGGTCACGCAGCAGGGGCAGACGCAGTCGGCGCAGGCGCAGCAGATTACGGGGATTCAGACGTCGCTTGGTGGGAAAGCGGACGCCTCGGTTGTTGTGGACATGCAGGCGCAGGTGAAGAACCAGGGAGGCGGCGGGAATTTGCTTGGGAACTCGCAGTTCCCGAACTGGAGCGCTGCCGGGTGGAGCTGGTCGAGCCCGGATGGCTGGCCGGCACTCGGTAGTTCCGGAAATCTGGCTTTTGTGCCAGCCGGCATGCGCACGTCCCTGTGGGCTCAGCGTGCTGGCGCCTACCCGCAAGGCGGAGGCGGATGGATCCAATCTGAGTACTCAGTGCCCGTGGACACGCGGACGACCTACTGCCTGTCTGCCTACATGAACCCTCATCGCTGTCGTATGCGGATGGGCATTTTGTTCTATCGGGCCAACGACTCGATCGCAGGCGAGGCCTATACGCCTTTCGCCTCAAACGTGAGCCTGGGGCGGGTCGATATAAAGCAGTACCCGCGGCCTTTCGTCATGGTGAAGCCACCTGCTGATGCGGTGCGTGCTCGGGTAGTTGTTCACATCGAGGGCAATGGTGGTTCAGACCCGGCGTTTTTCCTCTACATGCCGATGTTGTGTCAGGTTGCGGAAGGGGCGACTCAGCCCCCTCAGTACTCGGCGAGCGGTATGGAGGCGATAGCGCAATGGGGCGTCAGTGTGCGTGCCGACAAGAAGATCGGTGGTGTGCAGCTCTCAGCGACGGGTGAGATATCTGCCTTTGATGTTCTGGCGGACGTGTTCCGTGTGTCCTCGCCATCGGGTGGACAGCGAACGGAGTACAGCGACGGGAACTGGCGCACCTACTACCCGAACGGGCAGCTCGCCACGCGCATGGGCTGGTGGCAATAGCAAATGGCGGGAGGCGCAAACGCCCTCCCGCCAATCACTAGAGGAGTAGAGCGCATGCCTGCGGGCATTCAGACCTTCAATCTCGACGGATCGCTGGAGATTGATTACACCACCCGCTTAGGGCTGTTCATCGGCACGGTTCAGACCGACGCCGTGCACGGCAATTCGACCTGGGTGGGGCCGCTGCCACCAGGGGATTTCCTTTTCTACGTGGTGCCTCCGCCTGCCCAGCCTGGCCGCACGCCGACTGTTTGGTACTCAGATGGCCGGGTGTACTGGGGCACGGATATAGACGCCAATGGGCAGCCCGTCTTTGCCTTGGTCCCAGCAACTGTTCTCTACGGAGTGCATTGAAATGTTAGTGGGAGGGTTTGAGGCATACACCCCGTCCGGAACGGTGCAGGTCCGAAGTGACCTGCTCAACTTCCATCTACGTCACAAGTTCGATATCAACGAAGCTGGCGCCATTGCGTACGAGGTGTCGGGGATCGTAGTAACCCGGTTCGTCACCCGTGACTTCCAGGCCAAGAGCCCAGTGGTTGCTGTCACCGGTCCGAACAACAACTTCGGGCTCAGCGTTATTCTGACCAATCTCGGTGGCAACAACTGGCGAGTGTCAGCCTACACCGGCTCAACATGGGTCGCTGGCACGGTGTGGGTGTACGACTCGGTTGTGACTGGAACACCGGGCAAGGAAGGAATCGAGGTGTACCGAGAGCACACCGGCGAACTGGCCTTCGCTTCCTGGGCGAAGCCCCTACGCATCATGGGCGTGACGACTGCTCCGTTCGGAGCGGCTGAGGGTGCCTACATGCAGGTCCCGACTGGCAGACGCTACGCGGTGATCTCGTCTCGTTCGTGTCAGCGGATCGAACGTGGCGTTGGCTTCCGCTTGACCGGGCCGCAGGGGGATGGGACCGGTGCAGCGGGTTCGGGGCGCTTCTACTATGCCGGCGCGACTGCCCTGATCCCGCAGTCCGACAATGCGACACAGTTCAGCGCATCGGGCCACTTCGTGCTGATCGACGTGACCGGACATTGAGCTCCGGGCTTGTGCCTCCACAAAAACACGTAGAGTCCACGCGGAGGCGCCACGATGGGGCCGCGGAACGCCACGAGCTTCATCGTGGACATGACCGAGGTGCAGTTGGCTTTCGGGTAGGGCGCCAGGAGGCATTGGCGAGTGACCATTCGAACTTGACCGTGTTGCACGCCAAATACGATCTATGTCTCGTTGGCACAAATTTTCCTGCTCTAGAATCGACGTGCGGGCAAGACGCTCGCAAGGATAGAAAAGGAATCATCGTGAAGCTTTCAACCGTTCTATTGTCGCTCGGTCTTTCGGTGTCGGCGGTTTGCTCCGCTCAGTCGAATGTCTCAAATGGAGAGCCAGTTCTTCCTCTTGATACTCGCGAGGTTGCCCGTCTGCTGGCATCTCCGTCTGACGCTCGGCCCCCAGGTTTTACAAGTCGAGAGACTTTCAGGTTCTTCAACTCACGTCAGAAGGGGCACTTCTCATATCACGAGATGCCTCAGAACTGGGGGAAGCTCGGCTGGCGCAATGAAGGCTCGCTGGGCTTCGTTTCCACGACATACTTCGAGAACGCGCGGCCCATGTACATCTGTGCGATGTATGATCCGTCGTGGAACAATCATATTGTCAAGTACTTTAGCTCGAATGATCCGGGTTGTGAGGGTTACCATCCGATTGAATGGGGCTATTTTGAAGGATACCTCTCTTCAACTCAGGTTCCTGGCACTGTGCCGCTCTATCGCTGCTACATAGAGGCGACAAAGGATCATTTCGACACTCGTTCGTCGGATTGCGAGGGTGAACCTGCGGCAAAGCTCGAGTTCGTGCTCGGTTACATCTTCTTGTGATACCAACGCCGCTTAGCCGAGCGCTGAGCGGCTTCACTTGATCACAACAATGGGCCAGGTCAGATGGCGCCCATGTGCTATTCCGCCCAGATCACCGCCGCCTATCAGAAGCTGGTCCGGATGACCGGCGCCACGCTGTCGCTGCAGGAGTTCACCGCGCGCTACTCCAATGACCCGAGCAATATGAAATCCCCCATCGACTGTTTTGAGCGTGATGGATCAGGGATGGGTCCATTCGAATGTCAGTCGATCGTCGCTCCAATCTCCCGGCTAGCCTTGCGGCCCCTACATTGCTGTTCCAGCGCTGTCTTGGCCTGATGGGCCTCTGACCAAGCCAGTACTCCTTGTGCGGACCATACATAGTCGATCAGATACAACATGTCCCTGCGAGCTTCCTCCGGGCCCACCAACAGATTTTGCATGCTGCTCTTATCACCACCGCGATTTCGTTCCTCTACTAGTGCAGCGGCAGCCTCAGCATACGAATGGCATTCCTCAATGCTGTAGTGCACCGGCACCACTTCAGGGCCGAGGGTATCGCCCGCATACCCCGTAGTAGAGCAGGCGGCAATAAGGCCGAGCACAGCCGTCGTCATGGATCTCATCGGAATCAGTCACATCCTGATACGAATAGACTTCAGTCTAAACATAGGACATTGAAGGAGGCAAAGCGCGCACCCCGCCGGCGTGAGCCGAATCGGCAGGCGATGGGGACGATGCCAACACTAGGGCCATGAACCTCTTGGGCCGATGACCGAACCGTACGCTATTGCCGCGTAGTTGGTGCCAAGCGGGTTCCATGGCGCTAGCATGGCCTTGGAGCCCCTAACCGACAGGGCCGGACTGGATCGTGAAAGAATTGCCGAAGCGGAATAAGAAGCCCCGCCGCAAAGACGGCTTCCCTTGGAAGAGCACAATTGCAGTCGTGGTTATCGTCGGCATTGTCCTAGCCGTATTTGAAATGGGACGTGTCGACCGCGAGTACCGCGCGCAAGCTAACCGGCAGGCCCTTGAAGCAATGCACGCTGTGCTTCAGCGGGAAGGGAACGTCGGCCATCCGGCTGCGGACACGATCCCGGCCAGCGATGCAGATCAGAACGATCAGCAGGCCGGAACAGACCCCTCCACCAAAGCGAAGTGAAGCGTCGCTGCGTAGGTCAAGCACCTGATCAGCGCCGCACCGGCGCAAGTGCAGTGGACAGAGGGTAGGGCTCCGGCCATAGTCATGGCTGGCCAATGGACGTGTCCCATGAGCATCCTCAACGTACTGATCAGCCGTGACCAGCTTGTCGTTGCAGTGGATACGCTTGCGGAGGATGCGCTGACTGGCGCCCACTCTGCCGGTGCCAAGGTGCTCCTGATACCGCAGCACAACGTGCTGCTGGCCACCAGAGGTGGAGCCCAGTTCTTCCTGAAGATCTACGAGCTGGCTCTGCAGGCGAGCTTCCGGGCTGACTTCTCCATTGAGCAGCTCTCTGCCGAGATGGGGCCTGTAATGGACCAACTGTGGTTGAACTATGAGAAGGCGGCCGCGGAGGCTGACCTGCCTATCGAGCAGCTGGGGACCGAGATTGTCCTGGGCGGTTGGTCGCCCAGAAGCGGCAGGATGATGGCCACGGTCTACGCCAAGAGCGACAGCCGGCAGGCTACGTCAGTGCAGCCGATCGGTGGCCAGTTCGCATCACCAGGTGATCCACTCAAGGGCGTGGCGCCGAGCATGCTGCAAGCCGACTTGATGACTGCGGGACGGCTTCAGGCAAACTACCTCAACGAGCAGATGGGCCGTCAAGTCGCCGGAGGGCGTCTGCTGATCGGGTTCTTGCAGCAGGGCCAGGCTGTGGTGAAGGACTTGGGACCGATCTGACGATCTGGGCTAGGGAGCTGGACGAATCGGCCGCTCATGGCGCGATTCAGGCCGGTATCGCTAGGGGCATCGTAGGCCCCAACACTTGGTCGCATTCGACCAAGCGGGCGTTGCTGACTGCCTGACGCTCGCCGCATCCAGCGCAAGCGAGCAGGGTTCCTCCCGGCATTGTCTGCAGGTCCGGAGCGCTTGAATGGGTGACATGTCTGCACTGGTTGCAGCGGACAGTAATGGCACTTACGTGCTTCAACTTGCCCAGCTCGTCGCGGTCCGCGTCGAGGTCGATAACGTGAAAAAGGCCTGTATCTGGCATTGCTAACTACCGGGAAATTTTGCGCATGCTGCGCTTTGTGGTGCCTGCATCTTGTGACGAAGGTCCGAATTCAGCAACACCCAAACCTGACGCGTTCAGAACGATCCAACGACCTCACGCTCACATGAGCCCGCTGGTGCTACGGTGGTCCTTCATCAAGGAGGTGCGCAATGCCCATCAGGGCGGTTGTATATGTGAGCGGTGCCGGAGAGGGAATCGCCGGCGACAAGCTGGGCCTATCCAACGGAAAGCTGGATCAGATTGTGGATGACGCGGCCCGGTTCAACCGTAATGCTGGGGTTACGGGGGTGCTCCTCTTCGATGGCGAACGCTTCCTCCAATACATGGAGGGGCCGGAGGACGGATTGTCAGTAGCCTATTCCAGGGTGTTGAGTGCCAGCAGCCACAACGGCATTGTGGAGCTGCAGCGGGGCAGGGTGGGGCAACGCCGCCTGCCGTTCTGGCCCATGAAATGGCTGCCAGTTGAGCCGGAGGAGCTTAAGCGGGCGGCCCATGCGGACTGGACTCGGTTCAATCAGCGCGGCGGTGCCCAGGCCGCCTATGCGACCGCGATGGATCTGTTGGTCGCGTTAGTTGAGCCGTACGCCATCGCAGCCTAGCGCTTGCTGCTTGGCTCGCCGATTTGCTCGGTCAGAACCATCAGCGACTGCTCAAATGCGGCGGCGAAGAGATCGCCGCCATCGTGCTTGTGCTTCGCCGCGATGCTGGGAAGTAGGCGTAACCAGGTGTCGGTCAGATGCTCGGGCGCCGGGTGGGTCAGTACACAAACCCTCAGCGCGTACTCCGTTGCTTTCAAATAGCCGCGATGAACCTCGATCGCAACTTCGCAGGAGTGGAGGCGGTCCCGCAGTTCGGAGATGCCATCGGTCATTTTGGGTCCTCGATGTCGAGTGGATCGTCGGGCTTGGGGTCGAAGAGCGCCAGAAGTCGTTCGCGACGGCACTGCTCTAGCCAGTGATGCCAGATCTCCATTTCGTCCATCAATCCTGTCGTTCCGCAAGCAGGGCACGTAAGCGTGGTTCCCGTTCGATCCTTTTGAAAGCCTGCACCCTCAGTCATCGACGACCTGAGCCCACAGCTTTTACAGGTTGATCGCACCTGCTCCAATCGGATGATTGCGCCATTGGGCGCAAGCAGGGGCAGGATCGAATGGATCCTGAAAGCGTTGGGAGGGTGCATGGCCGTGCCGCTGGAGGGCTGGACACGGGAGCAAAGGATTCTGCACCGGAGAAGAGCCGCGAGACCCTACTGTGCTCGCCCTAACGTGAACACTTCATCACAGCGGGCTGAGCGGTGGTGTGCCTTCGCAGGATCTGCGACGGCCGGTCGTATCCTTCCGGCCATGCATTCCTCCCACGGCTTCCGCAGCGCCCCGATTCCCTCTGGCTGGGTCCAGACCGGCGAGCGCTGGGCGCTCTGGTACAACGGTCGGGAAACGGCGAACGTCACGCTCGACGGCGGTCCTGGCGTCCGGCTGTGGATGGAAGGCCAAAAGATGTGGCACACCAAAGAAGCGCGCGCCGCCAACGTCCGGCAGGCGAAGCGCTACGCCGAGCGCTGGTGCGCGGCCAGGCTCTATCCCGATCTGCCCCTTCGCGAGGCCGTCGCCCGTCTGACCGACAGGACGCCGATCCAGCCGCCACCGCCACTGCCCGGACTGCCACCAACCCGCGAGCAGCAGCAACAGGCCCGCCGCCTGGCCGAGGCCGGAGCGAAGGAGGTCGAGCGGATCAAGGAAGCGCTGGAGCCGGGCCGACCGCCGAAGGAGACCAAGCCCAGGGCGAGGGATCCCATGAAGGCGTGGGTCAGGGCGAGGCGAGCCAGTTTTGGCCGCTGATAGAGTTCAACGAGCAGAGCCCTTTCAGCCCCCCCAATCGGGGGTCAATAGAGGCGTTCAGCCCTAGCGCCATCTGGGTTTCAGTGGGGTGCTTGACTGAATTTGGACCGGCATTCAGATATACTGTGGGGGTCAATCTACGGGACCGCTCCCTGGGGGAATCTATGCTGCTGCAGGAAGTCTTTGGAGTCGCGAAAGACCAGGTCGCAAGCTACATCGAGCGTGACCGCGTGGACGCTTCTTTGAAGGCGGCGCTCGCCGGTTCTCGTCAGATTGTGATCTATGGATCGTCTAAGCAGGGCAAGACGTCTCTTCTTCAGCGTCATGTGCAATCAGATGACCGCGTCACTGTACATTGCGGCCCCACAATGAGCGTGGAGGACATCTACCGTTCTCTCCTGCGTCAGCAGGGCGTCAACATTGTTACCGAGAAGACCACCGAACAGTCGAGAGAGTTGACCGCATCTGTCACAGCGCGATTTAAGGCAGTGCTACCTTTTTTTGGAGGTGGCGAAGCGGAGACTGAGGGCGGCGCCACCGCGGGCCGTGTAACTGGTGAGACTCGAGCTCCCATTGAGTTCAACTTGGCGAACGGCCAAGACGTGGGCGAGCTGCTACTTGAGATCGGATCGCAGAACAGATTCCATGTTCTCGAGAATTTCCACTATCTGTCGGATGACGTCCAGAATCAGCTTGCATTCGATCTCCGCACATTCGAAGAGATGGGGCTTCGATTTGTAATTCTTGGTGTTTGGCGCGAGCGCAATCGTTTGGTCCAGTACAACGGAGACCTCGCGGACAGAATTGCGGAGGTTCCCGTTGAGCCTTGGGAGGATGGGGATTTCGAGCGAGTGACCCAGGCGGGTGAGGCGGCTCTCAATGTGGTTATGGGACCTGCAGTGAAGGAGCGCATCTTCAAGGAGGCCCATGGCTCTATTGGTGTTGTGCAAGAATTGCTGAAGAAGGTCTGCGAGCTCGCAGGTGTTGAAAAGACGGCAGATCGTCAAGTGATTATTGACGATCAAGCTTTGTTGGCAAATGCAATTACCGCAAAGGTAGCAGAATATTCAAGCCGTCATGTGAGGAGTCTTGAGGCGATCGCTGCAGGTTCGCGCTCGCGAAGGGCTACTGAAGAAACGGCGGCACTCTTCTTACCCTATTATTTGGTCAATGTTCTTGTTCATCGTAGTTATGCTGAGCTGCGGGATGGTATTGAGCGCAAGACCATTCAAGAGTTGATTAGGGCGATTCACACCCACCCTGACAATGTGCGCACTTCTGACGTGACGGGAATGCTTTCCAGATTGTCCAAACTCCAAGCAGATTCGCGAATTAAGCCGCCCTTGTTTGATTTTGACCCTGGCTCACGGCGCGTGAAAGTGGTCGATTCGACCCTTTACTTCTTCATCGACAATTGCGTTCCTGAAGATGTGATGGCCGAGATCCCCCATCCTGATCCTGACCATATGCGCACGGCTTAGTGCTGTTACTACTGCCACTGTTCATCCGGTGGCAGTATTTGATCCGCCGGATCACGATGAGCGCGGCCATGCGCTTACGTCGGTGTAGCCGCAGTAGTTGGCCCATGCCGTCATCATCGTTCTTCGTTTTTCCAGCATGGTTCCTCGCTTATAAGCAGCCTTGGCCTTATCGCGAATCTTGTGTGCCAGAGCTGCCTCGGATAGGTCGTCAGGAAAGTCGGTGGTCTCACTGGACCAGTCTTTGAAGGTCGACCTGAAACCATGAACGGTGATGTGGTCATAGCCCATACGTTTCAGGAGAGCGAGCATGGCGTTCTCGCTGAGTGGCTCATTGCTGAGGTCGTTGGGGAAGAGGAGGTCCCGCTTAATGCGTGGCCTCGCGAGCGCCAGCGCAGGCCTAGAAAGCGGAATCGTGTGCTCTACCTTGGCCTTCATCCGGCTACCCGGTACGGTCCACGTGCCGGCGGCAAGATCGACCTCCCCTGGCGTAGCTCCCAGCGTCATTCCCGTTCGTGCCGCTGTGAGAATCGTGAACTCGAGGGCGCGCGCTGCTTCCCCGTGCCTTGACCGCAGGGCAGTCATAAAAGAGGGAAGTTCGGCATAGGGGAGGGCGGCGAAGTTCTCCACCTTGGTCACCGCGGTGGGTTTCGGCAAGATCACCGCCAAGTGCCCGCGCCATCGCGCGGGATTTTCCCCGCTGCGCTTCTTCTGAACGGTCACGGCATCAAGCACGGCCTCCATTCGTTGCCGAACTCGGCTAGCGGTCTCCGTTTTGGTGGTCCAGATTGGCCGCAGTACGGCCAAGACATGCTCAGTCTCGATGCGGTCCACCCGCAGGTCCCCAAGCACCGGTTTTGCATAGGTCTCCAGCGTGCTAGTCCACTGGCCGGCATGCTTCGGATTGGTCCATCCTGCTTCGCGCTCCGCGATGTATGCGGTGGCGGCTTCCCAGAACGTTGGGATGCTGGCCGTTGCGACGGCCGCAGCTCGCCTACCCGCAAGGGGATCCTGGCCGGCCTGCACCATCTTCCTCGCGGCTCCTGCCGCTTCCCGCGCCTCGGCTAAGCCGATCACGTGTAGCGGGCCCAAGCCCATTTCCGGGCGCTTCCCCTCAAATCGATACCTGAACACCCAGCTCTTGGCGCCGGACGCGGTCACCTGCAGGTACAGGCCGCCACCGTCCGGGTGGTAGCCTGGCTCGGCGATCGTCGCCACCCGTCTCGCCGTCAGGCGATTGATCTTTAATCCCAT